CTACGTACCCGGCGCACCCCAGAACACCACGCCACTGGATATAGGCGAATGGGGGATACAGATCATTCTCCGCAAAGGTATAGCTATCATCCGCAACAATCTCCAACGGGGGTGGAGCCTCATCGTGGTCAGGCTCAACACATTCGTATTCCCCGCCGGTAACCGTCTCCAGCAGAACTCCATCCAACCAGATGTCAAACGAGTCCCCGCTATCCCCATCCCACTCGAATAGCCAGAACCCGTTAGCCTTCTTGGTTGCTGTCCAGTTTTCCACGTCAGCCCCCTTGAAGCGGTGAGCCTATGATTGCCTCAAAATCAGCCTGGGGCATCTTGTCCACCTGGTAGTACCCTACCCCTTGAACCAGGTTTATCGGAGGCTTGCCTGTAACGTCATCGATGAACACCACCGTGGGATTCCACGTGTCGGGGTTGTGCTGAAATTCGAAGTTCATCAAATAGTGATTCTGCCGGTATCCCCCCACCGACTTGCCGGGCCAGCTTATCTTCCACGTACACCCCGTGCACAACCACGTCGTGGCAGGCTCCCCCGAGAAGGGGATGGAGTTGACCCGTCCCATGATTGCATTGGCAATGAGCCAAGGGGTACGGGTCTGCTTGATGCCTCGGATGAAGATGGTGCGCTGGGCTTCGTAGTATTGGAACTCCCCACCCTGGGCCAGCGTCTCACTGGGGTGGTTGGGGTCCTCCGCAGGATAGATATGGGCAACAACCACTTGGGTGCCAAATCTATCTAGGTTGGACGTCTTCTGTTGGATGTTGCTGCGAACCTCCCCCGTAACAAACCCCCCGCGGGGGTCATCCAAGTCCTCCTCTATGTCTGTCCAGTTTTCGTAAATCAACTCCACCCGGACCTTGTCCTTGTCGATGGCCGTGGCGTTACGCTCGACCAGGACAAGATCAAAGGCGTTCAGACCCTCATCGTCCGTCAGATGGTCCTTGTATTGGGGTAACTCTGATTCATCCAAGGCCTGAGTCACCAGGTCCCAGTTGTCGGTATCCACCCCAGATACGATAGCCTCACGAACCAATCGACGCAGGGACCCCATGCGCTCTCGGGTTTCCAGCGTACTCATCCGGTCAATGTGAATAGTCACTGCCATGATTTACCCCAAGAGGGCCGGCAACCCTTTTCTAGTATTCATCAACTGGTAGATGTCGTCCAACTTACCCGCCACAACATCGTCCCGCACTTCCTGTTTCTGAGCCTTGGCTGCTATAGGAGAGGACAACGAGAATCGACGCAGGGACGTCTCCTTGAATTCAGCCTTCGACAGGTGACCTCCCCCAGCCTGTTTGACATCATCACTCACCACATCGGCTATCTGCTTCCCCGCTTCAACAGCCTTACTCCCACTGTTGAGGGCATCAAGAAAGGCGATGCCGAGGCGATCTGCTTCCGCAGACTCACCAATCTCACTCCACTTATCCCTCAGCCTCGCCATGTTGGCGTAGTAGTCTGTCTGTCTCTTTTCAGCCTTGTCCAAGGTGGTGTTGAGGGCTCCGTAGTAGAAGTCATCAATGGTCTGGGCATATTGCTTGAGGTCCCTGTCCATGCCCTTCAGCCCCAGTCTCATCAAGGATGCTACATTCTCGTCGATGGCCCCTAGAGCCTCGGCAATCTCAATCATCTTTCTCACCATCCAAAGGAAGGAGGAGACGATTTCTTGCGCAAAACGCCAGAACACCGACGCAATCACATGGGCCACCCGAAGCATCGTTTGATAGAGAATTTCAATGCCCCTCAAAGCCTTATCTATCCACCACTCCCAAGCGATCACCAAGGCGTTGACGAGGTAGTCCCACGCTTGATAGATGTAAGTGGCGGCTGTTTCCATCCAGGAACGGATGTTCATACTACCCATCCGGATGTTCCCAAACGTCAGCCCCGTACTGGTGTCCAACAAATCAAAGGCATCAACCAGGAGAACAACAGCACCCAGAAGAAGACCGAGAGTCAACAGACCGCCAACCCCCAGGGTTGTGAAGATAGCTAGTGTGGTTTTCAATACGACAGCGATGGAACCAATCGCCCACGCCAAAGGTCCTAACACCGCAACGAGGGCAAGCGTATTGACCACTGTCTGTTTCATCTCAGGGTGGAGGGCCTGGAACCACGCAAACATCTCCTTCACGTAGGCGATGAACTTCTTGGCGTGGGGCAAGAGTATCTTACCCCACTCCTCCCCCGCAGCCTTCATGTCTGAGATCATCTCCCGCCACTGGTTCGCAAAGCTGGACGATGTGCGGGCATAGTCCCCAATGGCATTCTTAGCCTGCTCCTGAGCAATCTGAAGGACAGCGTAGGCCTTGGCCTGATTCTTTGTAGCGTAGGCCAATCCCTTCTGGGTGTTGGTCAGGACCCGGGCCTCAACGTCCTCCTCCCGGATGACAACACCGAGCAGCTTGAGGCTCTCTCGTTCACCCAACATAGCCTTCGTCAATGAGTTGGAAGCACGCTTGGCACCACCCTCAAGGTTTTGAAGTGAGGCCAGGTCCACGGATAGCTTCTGAACTTCCATGCTCAGGTCCAACGCTGCCTTCTGGGTGAAACCGAAACCCGTCAGGACGTTACCCGTCGCCCCCAGCATCTCCTTTGCCTCAGTGGCGTTCACTCCATAGGCCTTGTCCAATTCGTTCATCGCATCCACGGCACTCTTCTCAACACCCGAGAAGATAACACGAAACTTGCTATCAATCTCCTCCGCATCAGACGCCAGCTTGACAGCAAGACCCCCGAGTCCCACCAACGGAAGAGTCACCGCATAGGTCATCTTGCGACCGATGGCCGTGAACCTCTCAGCCGTAAACTGGAGAGCCCTCTGAGCACGATCCAGGGCCTGAAAGAAGGGGCCACCCAACACTTTCAGATGGATGGCCAACGTCCCCAGGTTCAAGCTGAACACGGTTCACTTACCTTTCTTGCCCATGCGGGGAGGTTTGCGCGTTTGAACCTTGGAACCGGAAGCACCTGACAGAGCATTCCAGAAATTCTTTGAATTCTGAGTGAATGTGTCTACGTCCTTTGGGCGTTCCAAACGATCCTCGGTCTTCACGACGAACTTCAACAGCTTGGACTCTGTGGTACAGCTCCGAGGATTCTTGACGTGCCCTTGCTCCACGCAAGCCGCAATCTGGGCCAGGTAGTGATCCTGGCGGTTGAATGCTTCCGTGTCCAACCAATCGAGATACCACACCCATCGGAGGAATCCCGTGGAGGTAATAGACCCTTGGGCCTCGTCTACAGTACGCCCGAGGTGAGAAGCTACTCGGTACCACAGCAGCTCCTCACCCTCTAGACGTTTCCCTCTATGCCCTCAGCGGACCCAGCCTTGTCATCCAGCCCACTGATCCTCTGTGCCCGGACGAAGAGTGACTGCTGAGTGAGGGAGGGGAGGGCCTCCACCTCTTCCTTGGTCAGCAGCCGGTTGTCCTCGTTGTACACGCAGATGCACAGCAGGTCAGACTGGAACCCGTCGAAGGACTTGATACCGCAAGCCTTGCCATCGTTCGTGACCTTGACGCGACTGGTGAGCTTGTTGAGGTATCGGTTGCGCTCCGATCCGAGCAGCTCCACCATTCGCCACTTCTTCTCCTGGCCGTTGTCCCCCTCCACGATCACTTCAACTTCAGCCCGTCTCAACGACAACCTCATTACTTCAGCCACGATCCACTTCCCTTCCCTTGATACGATCCGTCCAGCCGTTCAGCTCCTCCGGTTAGGCGTGAACAGGATCTGTCTCCACACCCGAGTCATTCATGTTACTCGGGATGATCGTCACCTCCGCAGTGGGCTGCTCTCCCTCGACCATCTCCCCCGGCGTGAAGGCGTCAATCCACCCCCAGAACGTCAGCGTGGTCGCATCCGGGAACGTGATGACGATGGACTGGTTGTCACCGATCATGGCCAGAATCTCGGTGTACACAGCCGGGTCATACGCCACCGTCAACGACCCATCCGTCATGTCCTTGAAGGTCTTGGGGGACTTGGTCCTCCACGTGGTGTTCCTCATGGTGGTGACGTCGATGGCGCCACCCGAAGAAACCCCCGGAGGAGTCACTGTTTTCTCGTACATCTTGACGTTGGAGTCCGCACTGAACTCGATCAACGTCACAGCACCATCGTCCATGCGAGCCATACTACACCTCCCTCAATGTGGCGAGGAAATTCACACTGAACAACTCTCGCCGTTTGGTCCCCGGCTCCTGACCCATAACGACCACTCCAGTGGTCTGGGTCACGTTGATGATTGTGTACGTATCGTCATCCACCGTTACGTCCTCGTGGGACACCGTCGCCAAGTCCTCCGCTATCTCAGTGGCCTTGGCGTACCCCACGCTGTAGTCCGTACTCCGGAGGATGAACTGGACCCCGTGATGAAACAGAGGGGTCCCCTGGACTCGACCATCCTTGACTGGAGCCGTATCTACCGCAACCGCAACCTCGTGATCCGCATGAATCCCGTCCGGGGTGGACCCGATATACACCCGCCAATTCCCACTCCCGCTGTCATCGGGGTCAATCAGGATACCCTCCCCGATGAGATATTCAGCCAGAATGTGGGATGGACTATGATTCACAGTGAACCCCTCTGGAACGTCCTTCTACCTTCTCCTGCAATGACGTCTAGCAGCTCATCCCCATGTTCCCGGGCCGGTGTCTCCAGGAACTTTGCCTGCTGATTCTCCCCGCGGGAACGTCTCCCAGGATAAGCCGCGTTGTATTCTGCCCCATGTCTAGCTGTGGTGTTTTCATGAACGTAGACAGCATAGTGAGCCATATAGAACACCACCACATCCGTATCCCACCCTGTACCAGTTGCGTCAGTCCCTGCTGACGCCTTGAGGTTTCCCAGATCCACGGGGACAATCTCCATGGAATAGCGTTGGAGAAGCAGGCCAGCCTTCTTCAACCCCCGCGCAACGTCAGAGCCCAGGCTCACCCCGGCTCGACGTAGGCGTTCCAGTATCTCCTTACCCCCGATGACCTGTACCACGTGGGCCATTACAGATAGACCTCCCGGAGGTACTTGTTGCCCTTGAAATTGGGCGTCTTCAAGAATGCCCGTATTTCATAGGCCCCGTCATTCTCCTTCGGATCATCCTCATCATCCACGTCACTCAACGTCCCAAGCATTATCACGCTTTGAATCACAAGGTCCCGATCCACGATCAATCGAGCCTCGGACATCACTTGATCCCTCTTGGGATTAGCGATCATGCTGGGTTCAAAGAACATCTCCTGAACAGCATCCCAGCGACAACCAATCACTATCGGGGTATCATACGTGGGCTTACCGTAAGAGTCGAGCCCTAAACAGGCCCAATACACGGCAAACTGCTTCATCGTTCGTATGGCCACGGGGATGTTATCGTCCGCGGCACCTGTGGGGGGCTCATCTTCTTCCATCACTGTCACGGCTTGAACAACGGGGTCCCCCGCGGGGTATCCGTTTTCATCGCACCCCTGAACAACAACCAACCCCGTCTCACTCACAGCACGAGTCAACGCAGACGTCCCGGACCCCGCCAACAGGTTCTCGTCCCTCAAAGGTCCCTCATGACTGAACAACTTGATTGTTACATAGGGGGCATCCCCCTTGACAACAACGACGGTAGCCGTCAGTTCGTCCTCAGACATCGTGATACTCGAAATGGTGGGGGAGCCGTAGTCCACCGGCTCGACGTACTTCCAGAGGGCCTGTTGACCACCAGAGAAGTAGTCATCTGAGATGACGTCAACGTACCACTCCCCCTCTTCGGAGGAAGCATCCCACTCCAGCAAGAAGCGTCCATTTTCAATCTTGGTCAGAGTGGGGGACACCGTCGCATAGACATCCTCCATTGAAGGATTGTAGATGTGCGTGGTCAACTCGGCCAATGTCAGGGACGTGACTTCCGTTCCGTCCTCATTGTACGCTTCCAGTTCCACCTGTGCTGTGGAATCCCCGGTGTTGCCGTGGGGAGGGAAGTTGTACGCCATGAATACGCAATAGGACTTGTACCCAAAGGAGTCCGTAATGCGCAATGAGTAGTTCCCCTCCCCGGTGGCAGGGAGGGGAACTTCAAACCTGTAGGTGCCCTGATCTACTCCATCAACCTCATACTCAGTGACGATGATGTCCGTGTCTGCCGTGATATCCACCTTCGACGGAGACAGCAACTGAAGATCAAAGTCACCAATGGAACAGGCCTTGACCCTCGCCCCCGTAGGCCCGATGGGGGTCAGGTAGGCATACACAGTAATCCCAAGCTGTT